TCCTCTCATTTTAAGTAGTTCACGCTCACGACCTGCGTCGATCCGAGCCTGTGTTTGTGCGGCCTGCGCTTGTAACCGGTCGTAGAACTGGCGGTCACGCATCTGCAACGTCTGCTGATCCAATTGTAACTTGGCCGCATCCAATTGTGCATCCTGCTGTTCAGCCTGTGCCTTGAGTTGCAATTCCTGCTCCTTGAGTTGCACCACAGGGTCTGGCCCTTGTCCGGATACTTGAGCAGACAACTGCTTAACCTGTTGCATCCCTTCTGCGATGTATTGAGCGACTAATCCCTCAAACTCTAGCATCCGTTGTTCAGGATTTGCCGCAGGTCCTTGTTGCGCGGTAATTTGCTCAAACTCAGCCGAAGCGCGCTCCCGAGCAGATATCTGAACGTGCTCCATGATGTGTTTCTGCAAAGCCATCGCCACAGGAGGCATACCAGCAACCATCGGCGTTGAACCAAAAACCATATGCGACATAATATGCGCTTGATGGTTTTGCCCCTCGAAGGCTTCGAGTTGTGCCATGTCGAGTGCATCAATATTCTCCTGTGCGGGGTCCGTGGGCCGCGAGTCGTCTTCCGGAGCCGCCTTCATGATCCGATCCACATCCTTCACGCCTAACGCATCGTACATATCGCGGTAGACTTCATACATGTTGTGCAGTTCCGGAGCGGCTCCTGCCAACTGAAGTTTTGTCTGCGCTAATACAATCCGCTGTGCCTGACTGAATACGTTCGGATCAGAGACCGGAACCACATCTACACGGTCATCAAAGTCTGTTGCCATGACGGCAGAGTCTTCGCCTTCCACAGAGTACGGATACTCCTGTGGCAAGCTCTCTGCCATGACGCGAGCCAGAATCTTGAACTCAATCCGCATTGCATAATGCAACCGCTTATGGATTGCCGACATGACCCGCGAGCCTTGCTCCAGCATCGCGATTGTCGTGCCCACAGCGGCGTTCTGATTGCCGTCGCCTACCTTCATATCTGTAATGGTCGCGAACCGCTGTCCGGCCTCTACAACGAAGCCTAGCAGGTTGTATAGCGTTGGATCGGGGCCTTTGAACGGAAGAGGCATCAAACTGTCGCGAATTGCACCGCCGGGAGCGTCCACATCACGGAATTCACCCGGCTGAAGTGGGTCATCGTCGTCCCTGATCCGTAGACCGCGTGCTTTGAAGCCTGCGGGCAGGTTCGAGAGCGTTCCCGCGTCAATCAACTGGCGAAGTGCGGCGGTTGCCGTGCGAGACAGGCCGCCAATAGTGTGAATCAAGCCCAAACCATAAAAACCGAAGCCCGGCAAGAATTTGTAATGCACAAAATATTGGATTTTCTTACGGAATTCGTCGTCTTCATCGTAATTACGACGGATTGACAGGATTTCACCCGTGTCATAGCTCAAAGTGACGATGTAAGGGATCTTGATACCGGTCAAATTGCCTTCTTCATCAATATCTTCGTACCCTTCAAGGTCCAAATCGACGTGACACTCCAACAAAGTGGCGTCGTAATCGATCTGAGACGGTGTTAAACCGTCAATTCTGTCAATTTCTTCCGAAACTGAGCTTCCTGTGTTTTCTCCGGGGGTTACGGAAACGTCCAGATAGAAGCCTGAAACCTGTTTTTTACGCAAATCGTTGAGAGACATGCGGACAACCTGCGTAATATTCGGGCAAGTGTCTAAATCAGACGTCTCATAGGGCACAACGAGGTTTTCTGCGGGTACAAACTTGCTTACCGCGCGATTCAAACCCTCGTCAAAGTACACTTTCTTGAACGTTGAGCCCGCCAAAGGCAAATAGAACAGCATTTGATCCATATCTGGCGTGTAATCTTCCATCACATTAGTGATGTAATAGTTCATGAACTGGCGAACACGCCGTGCCTGACCTTCTTTGTCCTTGGTTTTGTCGCCCATCACGGTGGTGCGGACAGGGCCAGAAGCCGGTAATAGCTCGTTAAACGCTTGCGCTTGGAATTGTGTCGCCGCTTCGGCCAACAAAGGATGCGTTACGCCGGATGAACCGCGGAAGGGTTGCGTCCGCTCTTCGTAGTTGAAACCCAATAGTTCCAAACCGTCGGCATAGGCGTCTTCCCACTCCTGACGTGACGCCTTATTGGCATCAAACTCTTCCAGAAGTTGTGACGCAACACGCGCTAACTCGCGATCCGGTAGCTCTTCAGCAAGGTTGGCGTAGAAACCACCTTCTCCACCCATCTCGTCTTGCGGTTCAAAATCGACTTCAACCCCGCCATCGTCGGTTGGGGAGATTTCGATCTCGCCGATATCCTCACCCTGAATCATCGCAAGGACATTGTTCTGGGAATCAGGAAGCTCGATTTCGATTTCAGCTTGTAAGTCCTCAACATCAAGTTGGGAGGGTACATTTCTTTCAATAGCCATTCGTTGCTCCGGTTATATAAGGAACGTATTGCATAATACCATTGGACCGTGGTCCGCGGGTCATGTTCACTGCGCGGTCTTTCAAGGATACAACTCCGCCGTCCGCCATGCCTTCAGGCTCCGTAGGATCCATGCTTGACGTTGTTGTCATGACAATTTCTGAAACCATACGTTGTAACTGTTCAGGGTCCGTGACCCCTGTTTCGTTGCGAATAAAGTCTACCAGACGGTCTGCAACTAGCTTCTGACTGAAAATCTGCTCAAGTTCCTCAGACGGGGTTACCCCGGCTTCTTTGCCTTGTACTTTCAAACGAACATTTTGAACATCGATCTGTTGCCGAATGTCCTTCAAAAGCTGAGTAATATCCTGTTTTGAAATCCTCGGAGCCGTTTCGCCCATTTTTTCTGGGTTAATGAACAAGTCTGCACGATTAACCGCCGTTTGCTCCGGAGAGTAGAGTTGCTCGACTACTCGACCAGAAATCGTAGGGATATTATGGCTGTAAACCGGAGAATAACTCGCGATAAAGTCTAATTGATCCGCGGGCGGCGGTTCGGTAGCCAGTTCTGGCGGGCTGACAGGATCTGAACGAACCAGATCACCAATACCCCTGCCCGCAACTTTAGCCACTTTTGGCGCATACTCAACAAGAGTGCCAATACCCTCTTTGAGTGCATCCGGGAACATATCGTCCTGCTTAGGCTCAACAGGGCCGCCGTTCTGATAATTCTGAACTTTTGCGTCCGCATCGGGGTAAAAATATTCAGTTGTTTTTTCACCTAATTGCAAAAGTTTGTCCATAACCGTATCAGCTATTCCGCCTGCTTTGGGATCAAAGTAGTATTTTGTATCAATGCCTTCTGGCCCTTTGTCCACGCGCTCTCTCGATACAAAAGGTAAAAGATCGCCGTATTCTCGTCCTTCTACTCGTTGCATTTTAAGAGCTTCACGGGCGTCGGAAAAAAATGTTTCGGGGGAAGTGTTACGAAGTAGTTCTGCGGCGTACTCTATGCGGTCTGGATTAGGCTTTGCAACGCCCCCGAACTCATAGTTTTGAACAGCGGGTTGTGGAGTCATGTACAAACGCCCCCGACCACGATAAGACTCAGCTTCATTGAACTGAAAGGCCGGAGCGGCGTCCAAAAGCTTGTAGAACTCCGGCTCGCTCATCTCTTCAAGCTGATACGGAGCAAACATCATTTCCTTAAAGCCTTTTTCCTCGCCAAACATCTTGCCAATAAATCCGGGTTCTTGTTCATATTGGCGAACTTTATCACGAAGACCTTCAAGCTCTTCTTCAGATAAGCTGTCGTAGACCTCATCGGTCATCGACATTGCGCCCTGCAACGCCTTGAAACGAACGTAACCCAATTGTTGGGGATCGTTGATGTCGTAACCGCGTTGCCGCAAAAGCTTTTCAGGCGTTTCAGTGTCTTCGCCTTGCCGGCGCATCCGAAAATAATCCAATGCTCGCAAGGCATCTTCTTCTACCTTCTTTGGTAGCTCTACAATCGGATGCGTCCCTTCATGGATCGGTACCTGAGAAAACGCCGCTTTGTTGCCGGCCACATAAACTTGCCGAGGGATCCCAGCTTCATCCGCAACCTCTGGTTTAAGGCTGGTACCAAGAACACCGCGACTTCCCCGCACACCCAGATAGTCAGAATCTTCATAGCCGAAAGGTACATTCCCTGTGTACACCGCCTGCTCTGTCGCACGGCGCTCCAACAGGTTTTGAGGCTCCTGCTCAAACTGCAAATAGTTGTAGTAATCGATCATGTCCTGCGTGTTTTTGTCCAAAACACGCTGTGCGCTTTCT